CACGGGCCGAGCAAGCCAAAAGCGACCGAGGACATGAAAGCCGCACTGCAGTTGATATCGCAAGGTGAGGACATGAAGGAGCTGGCGTATAAAATTACGAAGGGTACGGGCAGGACACCTCCTGATACTAACGTAGGTGCAATCCTCAACGAGCGTGGTATCCGCTACGGCACTTTTGCTGGGCAGGCTCGCATCGCGCAGGATTTGAAAGGCGTTATGGGGGAGTTCCTCCTCGACCAAGGTAAGAGGCTCGACGATGACCAGATTGAAGCGCTCGAAATGATCTTCTCTAAGCTGGGCCGTATCCTAAACGGCGATCCTAATTACGCCGACAGCTGGATCGACATTGCTGGCTATGCTACGCTGGTGGCTGATCGCCTAGAAGGAAAAGTCCAATAACATGCCATCATGGTCCTACAGCAGCATTAAAACCTTCGACCAGTGTCCGAAGAAGTACTTCCACCTAAAGGTGGTGCAGGACGTAAAGGACGAGGGCAATGAGGCGTCTCGCTACGGCAACGACGCCCATGCTGCTGCAGAGGCTTACATAAAAGACGGTACCCCAATACCAGACACCTACGCTGTTATGCGGCCAGTCGTGGAGGCGCTCAGCAAGTTTCCGGGGGACAAGCATACGGAACTGAGGCTGGGTATCAAAAGGACGGACAACGGCTTCGAGCCGTGCGGCTTCTTTGACAAGGACGTTTGGTATCGGGGTATCGTCGATCTGCTTATCGTGAAGGGCAAGACTGCGTATTTGATCGACTATAAGACGGGCAAGAACGCTAAATATGCCGACATGAAGCAGCTGGACCTCATGGCCGGGGCGGTATTCATACACTTCCCTAACGTCGTACGTATTAAGTCGGGGCTGGCCTTTGTGGTGTCCAACGAGTTCCCCAAGAAGAACCATGTGCGTGAGCACCTCAACCAATATCTGGCAGTGTTCGACGACCAGCTAGACCAGTTGGAAGCAGCTATGGATAATGGTATATGGAATGCCAAGACTAGCCCGTTATGTGGGTGGTGCCCCGTCACCTCCTGCGAGCACTGGCGACCAAGGAGGAAGTGATGGCACGGGACTACAAGGCCGAATACGACAAATATCATGCTCGCCCTGAGCAGAAGAAGAACCGCGCAGCGCGCAACGCAGCCCGTGCCAAGATGGCGAAGGCTGGCAAGGTCAAGAAGGGCGACGGAAAAGATGTCGCCCACCGCAAGGCATTTGATAAAGGCGGTAGCAACGGGGACGGGCTTCGTGTAGAAAGTCGTTCCTCAAATCGCTCATTCCTCCGGGATAAGAAGGGTAACCTCGTGTCGGAGCGCAGCAAGAGAGAGCGTAAGAAGTAACCACATAGGAGCAACCGTGCGTATAATCGACAACAAGGCACTGCTGTTTAAACCGACAGCAGCAGATCAGATATTGGCCGAGATAGGTAAGAGCGCCCTGCTCGACGACGGCTCCGTAGCCGTGAAGTGGGGGCTATCTCAGAGTACCAAGCTAGCCCAGCTAGGGTTCGACGCTCCGTCACCCATGCTGCGGGACTATAGCTGGACGGGCAAATATGCGCCGTTCGAGCACCAGAAGACCACAGCGTCATTCCTATCGCTGCGTAAGCGAGCATTCTGCTTCAACGAGCAGGGTACGGGCAAGACGGCGAGTGTCATCTGGACAGCCGACTACCTCATGAAGCAGGGGCTGGTTAAGCGCGTACTGGTCCTGTGCCCACTTTCTATCATGAAGTCCGCGTGGCAGAAGGACTTGTTCACGTTCGCAATGCACCGGTCATGCAACGTGGCGCATGGCTCCGCCAAGCAGCGGGAGAAGATCATCGCCGCTGGCACTGAGTTCGTCATCATCAACTTCGACGGGCTGGCTATAGTCAAAGACCAGATCATCAACGGCGGCTTTGACCTTATCGTGATCGACGAGGCAAACGCCTATAAGAACGCGCAGACCAACCGCTGGAAGGTGCTGAGCCAGATCATCAAAGCAACAGACCCACGACTATGGATGCTCACTGGTACGCCAGCAGCACAAAGTCCTCTTGACGCCTACGGCTTGGCTAAACTGGTCAACCCCGAAAAATGCCCCAAATATTATACCGAGTTCCGTGCGACGATCATGCGCAAGGTGACGCAGTTCAAGTGGGCACCTAAGCCCGGCTCAGCTGCTTACGTACACAACATCCTGCAGCCAGCCATACGGTTCGAGAAGAAGGACTGCCTAGACCTGCCAGAGGTCACGCACGTCGAGCGTGAAGCGCCGCTCACGACGCAGCAGATGAAATACTATAAGATGCTCAAGGAGCAGATGCAGATCGAGGCAGGGGGCGAAGAGGTCAGCGCGGTCAACGCAGCTACGCAGATAAACAAGCTGCTCCAGATCAGCGGAGGCGCGGTCTATACGGATGCTAGAGAGGTGCTGGAGTTCGACGTGTCCAACCGCCTCAACGTGGTGCTCGAAGTCATCGAGGAGGCCAGCAACAAGGTGCTGGTCTTTGTACCGTTCACCCATACCATCGAGTTGCTCAAGGCACGGCTGGAGAAGGAAGGCATAAGCTGCAGCGTCATCAACGGCAAGGTGTCGGTCAACAAGCGCAGCGAGATCGTCGATCAGTTCCAGACCCGCCCTGACCCCCATGTGCTTATCATCCAGCCACAGGCTGCATCGCACGGGCTAACGCTGACAGCAGCTAACACAATCATCTGGTATGCACCGGTTACGAGCGTAGAGACGTACCTACAAGCCAATGCGCGTATCGACCGAGCAGGGCAGAAGAACGCCATGACCATCGTGCACATCAAGGGCAGTCCGGTAGAGGATAGGCTCTACTCGATGCTGCGTAGCAACATAGCCCACCACGAGAAGCTGATCGACCTTTACAATGAAGTTATGGAATGATAAGATTTGACAGTGTCAAAAGTTTAGGGTAAACCTAACATTACAAGGAGCAATGATATGAGTGATATTCCAGTGGATAAACTCGTCGCCGTTTACCGTAGGATACGGGACGCGCTGAACGAGAAGGAAGAGGCCCACAAGGCCGAAGTAGCCGAATTGAAAGAGCAGCTAGATGCCGTAACAGCTAAGCTGCTAGAGATATGCAACGCCCAAAACACGGACGGCCTACGCACTAAGGAAGGCACCGTCACGAGGCGCGTTGTGACCCGATACTGGACGAGTGACTGGGAGTCCATGTATAAGTTCATGAAGGAGCATGACGCCATGCACCTGCTTGAACAGCGCATCCATAACGGTAACATGCGCAATTACCTTGAGGATAACCCCGACGTATTGCCGGTCGGCCTCAACGCAGATACCAAGTACGCAATCACAGTCCGTAAACCCACAGGTAAATAAGGAGAACCCGAATGTCTAATCTGACTATTTTCAAAAACCCTAACGCTATGACCGCAGGAGCACTGCCTCCGTCTAAGCTGGCAGAGCACATCGCGTCCAAGATGGGCGGTTATAACCGCATCGCCACCAACACCAACGGCACGTTCAAGCGCATCGTCAATGGTGAGCAGGTGGGCAAGCCGATCCGTGGCGAGTTTAATGCTATTATCGTAGCTATGCTGCCCAACCCCGGTCGCACCTTCTACGCCAAGGACTATGATCCGGACGCTAAGGGCACTCTGCCCGACTGCTGGTCGAACCTAGGTGATAAACCGGAAGCCGGTGTGCCCAACAAGCAGGGTGTTAACTGCGCTACCTGCCCTAACACCGTAGAAGGCTCCGGCAAGAATGGTAAGGGTAAAGCCTGTAGGCAGAGCCGCAAGGTCGCACTGTTGCTGGATGGTGACACCTCAGGTGACGTCTACCAGTTCAATATCCCTGCTAAGTCGCTATTCGGTAAGGGCACCGGCAACACCCTGCCGTTCGAGCAATACTGCCGCCACCTTGTGTCTAACAATGCGGCACCAGATCGTGTGGTGACCACCATTGCCTATAACCTCGACGCAGAGACCATGGAGCTGAACTTCACTGCCGACCGCTTCATCACTGCAGATGAACTGGAACTGGTCAACACGGCTCAGGACAACCCTGCTACGCAGAAACTCATCACGATTTCGGTGGGTGAAGCTGACGGTGGTAAGCCTGCACCGGTACAGGAAGCAGCAGCCAAGGAACCCGCCAAGAAGCAGTCTTTCTTTGACGCTAGCGATGAAGACGAGGACGAAGAAGACGAGGCACCGGAACAGCCGGTAAAGCGCGCAGCTAAGAAGGCTGACACGGCCAAGACGCCCAAAGACCTAGGCTCGCTGGTAGCGGACTGGGAAGAAGATGAAGACGAGGATGATTGATGAGTAGCGGTTACACTTTGCGGCTTCGGGAACTCAACGCCAAGGCGGATAAGCGCAAGCTAGGGGTGCGTCTCGGCAGGTTGTGCATCGCACAGGATATACCTGTGACCG